ATGGTGTCGCCAAGCGGATATTAAGGCGGGTATCTATCGTATCGAGAAACGCAAGTCTCGCCCTAAACCAGTCCTGGTCGGCGATGACTTCACCTATCTCGGTAAAGCCGTTCGCTTCTACTACTCGCTCAACTCACCGGGACCAATCACCTACGTCAAAAACGGTAACCAGGTCGGCAAGACTGAGGGGGCGATGGCGCTGATGAACCTACCTGAGCACATGCCTACTGACATTGATTACCAGTGGTACTTGAACGAGTCGATAGGCATTCTTCGGGATATCGCTGCGCATGATCATCTGGAGCAATACGCATGATTGATTTTGACCTACCCAATGAGCTGGAAAGTTCGATTGAAAGTGATATTTTGCAACGCGCCAAACGTCGCGGCTGGTTCGTTGTGAAACTGATGAAGTGCAGCATCAATGGTATGCCAGACCGCCTTCTCCATCGCAAGGGTTACACCATGTACATGGAGATCAAGAAGCTCGGTGAGCCTGCCACTGAGCAACAACTGAAGCGTCACCGCGAGCTGCGTCAGCAGGGTATTCCCGTGCACCTGGTGGACAATCTGGATGATGCCTATGCAATCCTGGAGTGAAACCCTCAGTAAAGCTTTCGACAACGTCGAGCTGGAACGCGAGCAGATGCACGCCTACCAGGATACGGCAGTCGACTTCCTCAAAAATAACCCCTTCAGCGCCCTATTCATTGACATGGGTCTAGGTAAGACCGTCAGCTCTCTCACGGCAGTCCTGGACCTTGTCTGCGACATGGAAATTGACTGCGTGCTGGTTATCGCACCAGTGCGCGTGGCGAACGAGACCTGGCCAACCGAGATAAAGCTTTGGCGCCACACAGCCGCGATGACCATCAGCCGTATCCGCGACGATCTACTCGTCGACGCGGTGAACAAGGCTGGTCGGGAAGCTCGCCGTATCCTCAAGAGTTATGGTCCCAACGACCCGCGCGTGCAGGCGTTCATTCGCCGCTATCGGGAACTGATGTTGCGCCAGCACGCCAAGAAAAAGCTGGGTTACTCGGGTCGCAGCATCACCGCTTACGGCAAAGCCAAGATCGACGCTGCGATGCACAATCCTGTAACCGAGGCTGAGATCAAGCTGTTTGCCAAGTACATGCGTCAGCAAGCAGCCAAACAAGCCGTGAGGGACCACAGGCGCCGTAACCCGGCAACTATCTACGTGATCAACCGTGAGCAAGTCGAGTTCCTGGTCGATGCCTGGGGCCGCGACTGGCCCTATGACTGTGTGATCATTGACGAGTCGTCGGCCTTCAAGGATCACAGCACCAATCGCTGGAAAGCCCTACACAAGGTCCGTCCGTTTATGCGCCGTATGCACCAACTCACGGCAACCCCGGCTGCTGAGAGCTACATGGGTTTGTTTGGGCAGATCGGTCTTCTGGACTTGGGGGAGCGCCTCGGCACCACCATAACCGCGTTCCGCACCAAATACTTCGACCACAACAAGTACGACTTCAGCTACAAATTGCGGGAAGGGGCTGACGAGCAAATCGCCAAAAAGCTGGCTGATATTTGCCTGACGATGAAGGTGGAGGACTATCTCCCACTGGACAAGCCAATTCACCTGGTCCGTAACGTCGAGCTGGACCCCAAATCACGCGCTTTCTACGACAAGATGGTCAATGACTCGGTCGTTACCCTGGAAGGGCGTGAGATCGAAGCTGAGACGGCTGCTGCGCTATCGAACAAGCTGCTCCAGATCGCCTCGGGCGTGCTCTACGAGACGTACTACCTGGAGGACACAGATACGGGTGATGACGACTACGTCGTCGACATGACCAAAGTTAAGAAGGTGCACACCATTCATGATGAAAAAATTAAGGACCTGAAAGACCTGGTGCTTGAGCATGAAGGGGAAAACATGCTGGTGGTTTACCACTTCAAGTCATCGCTGGCACGTTTGAAAAAAGCATTCCCGAAAGCCGTGGCTATGGATGCCCAAGGCACCATGGTCAAGAAGTGGCAAGCTGGGAAAATACCGATGCTGCTTGTTCACCCCCAATCTGCCGGTCACGGACTAAACCTGCAATCGGGCGGGCGCCATGTGGTTTTCTTCGACCTACCCTGGTCACTTGAGCTGTACCAGCAGGTTATCGGTCGACTGGCTCGTCAGGGTCAGAAGTTCATCGTCTATGTGCACCACATCGTCACCAAAGGCACACTGGACGAGCATGTGTTGAAGTCGCTGGAAGGTAAGTTCGACGTGCAGGAATACCTGTTCAAGCTACTCAAAAAGCTACGTCGTCAAGCCATGAAGTTGACGAATAGCAAGAAAGCAGCGTAGCTTTATATCGGGACATGAAGGGCATGGATGCCCACCCTCGCAACACCCCCTCTTGCAATCGCCTATGCACCGCACACATACTCCCTGCATATATGAGGGATGACCCCGGTGACAAAGAACGCGATTCTCGCCAAATTCGAGCAGCATACAAAACTAGGTCCGACCTACGCGGCCGAGTTGCTGGGCGTTCCTTATTCGACTTACGCGCAATTAAGAAACGGCACGCGCACGATGAAAACGCATACCCAGCGCCACATCCAGGCGCTTGAGCACCTAGCCCCCGACACTCTTCAGCAAATCATCAAGGAGCATGTGAGAGATGGTTGCACCAACGAGTAGTCGCAACACTTCACCCAACACGAAGATCATGGATGCCGAAACCAAGGCGATGATCTTTGAGGGTGCGTCGATCTCACAGCTAAACGCTATTTTCGGGATGGACAACCGCACGATCACGGCAAAGATAGCGGGGCTCGACCCGGTTGGGACCCGAGGGGGTGCCCCGATCTATTCCATCAAGCAAGCCGCGCAGTTGCTTGTTGAGCCAATCCTTGACCTTGAGCAAGTGGAAGTGGTTGCGGCTTATGTGCGTAAACTCAACCCAACCAACATGCCCAAGATGTTGACCAAAGAGTTCTGGTCAGCCATGCGCACGAAACAGTTGTACGAGGAAGACGCGGGTGATCTATGGCGTACCGATAAGGTTGTCGAGGTCTTCAGTGACTTGGTTAAGTCGGTTCGTATGCCGTTGATCCTGGCCAAAGATGCCATCGCCAACGTCAAGGAACTCACCGATAAAGACCAGAAAATCATCGACCAAATCATCGACGGTATTTTAGAGGAACTGCACGATGCAGTTGTTAAGCAGTTCGGCGCGCGAGCAACTACGCAATCGCTCGACAACGAAGATTTTTGATTCGGTCGAAGACATTGCGCTAGGTATGGCGGTGATGCTCAAGCCCCCTGAGCGCTTGAGCGTGTCGCAGTGCGCCAGCAAATATCGGAAGCTTAAGAACAGCGGCTCCTACGTCGGCGACTGGCAGAACTCAAAAGTCGCCTACCTGGTCGAGCCCATGGACGAACTCGACTCGCGCTTTTTTAACGGTGTGATATTCGTGGGTCCAGCTCAGTCCGGTAAAACCGACGCCTTGATCCTCAACTGGACCATGTTCAACGTTGTGTCCAACCCCATGGACATGATCATTTACAACCCTTCGACCGCAGCCGCGCGGGACTTCTCCACTCGCCGTATCGACCGTCTTAACCGGCATACGACCGAGATGGGCAACCTGATGCTGAAAAAGCGCGATGCGGACAACAAGTTTGACAAGCACTACAGCAACGGGATGATGCTGACGATTAGCTGGCCGTCGCCTGTGGAGTTCGCCGGTAAGCCGGTCCCTCGGGTGGCCCTGACCGACTTCGATCGTATGGACGAGGACATTGAAGGCGACGGTAACCCATACGACCTGGCGTCCAAGCGCACCACCACGTTCGGCAGCTTCAAGATGGCCCTGGCTGAAAGCTCGCCATCGAAACCTGTCAAGGACACCCGCTACATCACCAAAGGCCACGAAGCGCCGCCTGCTGACGGTATCCTGGCCCTATACAACCGTGGAGATCGTCGTCGCTGGTACTGGCCGTGCCCCCACTGTGACGGCTACTTCGAAGGGCGCTTCTCGCAACTGGAGTACGACACCAAGGACGCTGACGGCAAACCTCTGGATCACCTTACCGCATCGGAGTCAGCTCGACTGCGTTGCCCGCACTGCGGCCACTTGATCCACCCAGACGACCGCCACGAAATGCAGCAGTGGGGTATGTGGGTGCGCGAAGGTCAGGCCGTTAACGCTCGTGGTCGCCTGATTGGTACAGCCCGCCGCACCAAGATCGCAAGCTTTTGGCTCAACGGTATGGCCGCATCGTTCACTACCTGGCCCGAGCTGGTGCGTGTCTTCCTGACGGCGCAAGAGGAATACGAGAAGACGGGTAGCGAAGAGTCGCTGAAGAAGTTCTACAACACCGACCTCGGTGAGCCCTACATCCCCAAAGCTGTAGACAGCGAGCGTCTCCCCGAGCACCTCTCGGCTCGCGCTGAGGATATCGGCGATAAGGTGGTTCCGCTTAACACGCGCTTCCTGGTGGCAAACGTCGACGTGCAGAAAAATATGTTCGTGGTGCAGATCCACGGCATCGCGCCGGGTGATCCGTTCGACATGGTGCTGATCGACCGCTTCTCGATCAAACAATCCAAGCGAGAGGACCCTGCCAGCCCAGGTCAATACCTGTGGGTCAAGCCAGCAACCTATCTCGCCGATTGGGATCTACTCATTGAGCAGGTGATGGACAAGACCTACAAGCTCGATGACGGGTCGGGTCGCCACATGGCTGTCAAGATCACCACTTGCGACTCCGGTGGTTACGCCAAGGACAAAGGTGAGTCGGTGACGAGCATGGCTTACGCCTTCTACCGTCGCCTGCGCCGCGATAACCTCCACGGTCGTTTCCATCTGACAAAGGGTGACAGCTCGCCAGGCGCCCCGCGCGCACGTGTGACCTTCCCTGACGCCCAGAAGAAGGATGACAAGTCTGCTGCTCGGGGTGATGTACCTGTGATGATGTTCAACCCCAACATCCTCAAGGACTCACTCAATGCTCGACTGGACTGCATGGAGCCAGGGAAGGGTATGTATCGCTTCCCCAACTGGCTACCGGACTGGTGGTATCAAGAGATGTGCGCCGAAGATCGCACCCCGAAAGGGTGGGAGCAGCGCAACCACTCGAAGAACGAGGCGTGGGACTTGAGCTACTACTGCATCGGCATCTGCGTGTCCAAACTGATGCTGGTTGAGAAAATTGACTGGAAAAACCCGCCTGCATGGGCGGCACCATGGGATACAAACAACATGATCGCCAAAGCTGACGCACCGAAAAGATTTGCGCAACCGCGACAACCTGCATACGATTTAGCGAAACTTGGCGAGGCACTTGCGTAATGACCACTCCCACACCAGAAGAGTTGGCGATTCTGCTCGCCGAGGCGCGTGCTGCCTACCACCAGCTTATGACCGGCCAGGCCGTCGTCGAGATCAAAGATCAGAACGGTGAGTCCGTTCGCTTCACATCTGCTCGTCGCGCTGACCTTTACGCCTACATCCAAGAGCTACAAGCGCTGCTGTGCCCTGCTCCGGTCGGCGCTCGCTCGCATCGTCCAATGGGGTTCATTTTCTAATGCCGCGCAAACAACTAGCTGCACCGCAGCCTGATCTGATCGTCGAGAGCGCCCCTGTCGTCGAGAAGGCTTTCGGCGGTGGCCTGGAAGGCGCTGAGCGCACCAGCCGCGAGACGATGACTTGGAATCCGTCCTTCCGCTCCCCTGACCAAACGATCAACCCCGTCAAGGAGACGGCGGATGCTCGTGGTAAGGATATGGTGCAGAACGACGGTTACGCCAATGGTGCCGTGGCTCTCCATCGAGATAACATCGTCGGCCCACAGTACCGCCTCAACGCTCAGCCGAATTATCGGGCTCTGGGTGTTGAAGAATCCTGGGCGGAAGAGTTCCAAGAGGTTGTCGAGGCTCGTTTCAACGTCCTGGCAAACTCAGAAGATTGCTGGCTGGATGCTCAGCGCACCAAGACGCTCACCGGCATGATCCGCCTGGTCGTCGGCGGTTTCGTGATGACCGGGGAATCCCTGGCTACTGCCGAGTGGATACGCGAGAATCGCCGTCCTTGCCAGACTGCCGTGCAGATCATTTCACCTACTCGACTCTGCAACCCGAACAACCTGGCCGACGAGAAGAATCTTCGCCGTGGTGTGCGTTCGGATTTCCGTGGCAAACCTATCGCCTACTGTATCCGCAGTGGCTACCCGACTGACCCGTATGGCTTCAGCTACACCTGGTCGGAGATTCCAGTCGAAAAGCCCTGGGGTCGCAAGCAGGTAAGTCACATCGTCGAGCAACTGCTGCCTGATCAAACGCGCGGGGTGGCCGACATGGTCGCTGCGTTGAAGCAGATGAAAATGACGAAGAAGTTCCAAGAGATCACCTTGCAACAGGCGGTGGTTGCAGCCACTTATGCTGCGGCGATTGAATCGGAACTACCGCCAGGTATGGTCTTCGAGCAGATGGGCGGGGGTGAGGCCAACTTCGACGGCATCAACGCCTACATGGCCAACTACATGACGCAGCTCGCGTCTTATCTGGAAGGCTCGAAAAACATCCAGGTGGACGGCGTGAAGATGCCCCACCTGTTCCCTGGCACCAAGCTCAACATTCAGTCCTTGGCTCAACCAGGCGGCGTCGGTGACGGCTTCGAGCAATCCCTGCTGCGCCACACTGCGGCTTGCCTGGGTTTGTCCTACGAGCAGTTCACCCGCGACTACACCAAAACGAACTACAGCTCTGCTCGTGCTTCGATGACCGAGACCTGGAAGTTCATGCAATCGCGTAAGAAGTCCGTAGCTGACCGATTCGCCACCTTCGTTTACCAACTCTGGTTGGAAGAAGAAATCAACAAGGGTACTATCCCGCTGCCACCCGGCAAGGACTCCACATGGTTTTACGAGCCGCTGG